CTTGAGATCTGAGATCCTAGCCGACAACCTCATGCAATTGTAACTCTTTAATGCGGTCATTGGATCAATCTTCCCGTACTTAATTAAATGACTGTGGATTTGTTCTGTTTGTGACATCTTACTTATCCCCTTTTTGTAGGTGCGCAAAAGCTAGAACCACTGCCCCGATAATAACCATCACTATTAATAAGAATATTACTTGTCCCATTTTACTTTTCTCCTTCAGGTTCAATAAAATTATCTAATTCAATGCGAATCTTACTTGCCAGCTCATAGGTGGATGTAAGCTCACCCCTACCATCACAGTAGCCATGGTTCTCTATCTTATTCAAGGCCAGCTCTGCCTCCTTAAGCAGAGCCCTTGCCTTAGTGATAGCCAACACTAGTGTTGCTTCAGTTATCATAAAGAGTTTAACTCCATACTCAGACATATCACCGAACATCGCGGTTGCAATATGCTCAGGTAACTTAGAGCCATTAAGCATTACATCGAACCGCTCTAAATCGTGGTTCATTCCAGCCACCGCGTCACAGTAGGCACACCAGCCGTCCTCTCGGTCAACAGCTACAGCCAACACCTTGCTTGATAGTGCGTATTGTCTAATTACTTTCACTTCGACCCCCCCGTTGGTGTTGTTAATTCAGCTACCACTATAGCGTGCTCACTTTCGTTGCCAGAGTCATCGCTGGCGGTAATAGTGTAAAACTCAATCTTTGCTGGTGGTGTCTGTTCGACAGTGAAGTAATTATCTGAAATTAATTCCGTATTAATTAGCTCCTTGCTTATCGCCCCCGTTAAATCGTCCATGTAGTTCCAATAAATAGAGTAGCCAGCTAAATCACCCTCAGTGTTAGCGTCCCACTCTAGCTGGCAACCCTGTACACAGGTGGCACCAACTGGTGCCTCCGGTGGAACAGTGTCCGCTTGAGTTATGATTGATACAGGTGCCTCACTACAACCGCCCAGCAGTATAATTACTATCAATGTCAGTGTGGTTAGTCTCTCTCTCATTCCGTCCTCCTAGGTTAATTTTAGAGCAACATAAATTAATAATGAAACTCCAGTTATAGTAACTACCCATGTGACAACGCTCGATAATAGAGTGCTGTTTTCTAACTCTTCAACCTCAAAATCCCAACGCTCATGTTCCTTTACAGCGTCAATCCTAAACCTAAGCGGTATAGCACAGTCATTTCTCATCTTGTAAAGGACCTTTTGAGCTGAATCCATGCTAGTAAACCTAGCCAGAACCTTCCAATTTCCGGGGCTAACCTGTTCCTTTAAGTGGTACATTGTCATGATTCAATCCTCCTGTTCCAAGCCTGCACGGCTTTACGCTTGTCCATGTATGTCCTGCCGGATGGTCCAACAGAACACTTAGGACTGCTACATTTAATCTGGTACATTGTGTCTACTCTAATAATCTCCCTGAGCTTCGGTTCTTCACTGCAAAACGGACAAGTTTTAATCTTAGTCATCTTCAACCCTCCTAGATACCTCAATAGCCCACTCCTCTTCGATTTCCTCGATACCTAACAGCCCCCTAGGGTCTGCGTTCTGGTCCATCCACCTCAGCTCACTGTTAATCCATATCTGAACTGCAGGTATTAAGCCAGCACCCAGTTCGTCCATATCATCAACACCTATCAATGCGCCCACTCTGTCAATCAGGGCATCGAACCGCTGGGTGAACTCACCAAGATCTAATGTCTGTTCGCCAAACCAATTTTCCAGCTCTTCCTTGTCATAGTACAGCTCTTCCTCAAGCCTCTCAGTAGCCTCTTGCTTTTCGTAACCCGTTTGGTTTTCGTACCTCATTAATTAACCTCCATCTGAGTGTGTGCTGGAGCCTCCTAGTGAAGCCCCAGCCAATTGAACCTAACCTCTAGGCTAGGCGTTGTCAAGAATTAAATTCGTTGCCTTAGACGCTTGTGAACTTGCGCTCACGATCATACCTGTATCATCACTGAGCTTGTTGAGCCAGCCCTCAATATAGCTTGCCGAGTTCTTGATGTCCGGCGTACAGCCCTTGGAGGCCAACAGCATGCCGGCGCAGATCTCAGCTACAAGCTCCTCTTTGGCGTATCTATCTTTAGCACTGTCCGAACTTGCGCCAGTGATACCTGCGCGCTTAAGCCTGCTCTTGTGACCAGTCGAGTGTCCAGCTTCATGGGCTAGGGTATGCAGGAATGCCTCTTGAGATTCAAACGCTCCAGCAACTGGAACCTGAACCAGATCTCTAGTTGGCTCATAGAATGCGTCATTGCCACCGGCCTTCATTGTTACGCCTGAGCGGTCAAAATAGCTCACCAGTGCGTCATTAACAGCTTTGGCTGATTCTGATACCGTTGGCACCTTAACTACAGCCTGCGGGTCACCTAGAGCGTCTAAGCGTTTATGGCTGATGTTCTCACATTGCTCAGTATTAAACACTTTGTAGTAGCGTAGTGCTGGGACTCTGCGGGTCAGCTCGGTTGCTGGATCAGTTACATCAAACATCGAGTAGAAAATCACCATTGTTGATTCTTGACCCTTAATAACCGAACCACCCAACTTTTGCGCCTGCTTGAATGTTAACCAATAGGGGCTGTTGTAGTCACTTGAGATTGTTGTTAAGATCTGGTTAATGCCCTGATAGGCTTTACCCGAGATCAAATTGCACTGACCGCCTGTGGTCATCGCGCCAGTGGTCCATGGCTTGTGCCAAGGAACAGTGCCGTTGGCTAGTTCTGCTAAGATCTTCTTGGTTACAATGTCGCTTACTTTACTCATCTTTTCAGTCCTTCCTGAAATGTTAAACTGATAGGGCTCCGAAGAGCTCCATTTCGATCTTGTCCCCCTAAGAACTGACCCAGTAGGCCAGCGTGAATACAGATATGTACCACAGGATAGGTGAGCGAAATATACGACTCAAGAGCCGCCTGAAACTGGACTCTGGACCAGCTACAGTTTCTTTTTTGGTACTCATCGCTTTTGGATAATTCATCGTCACAAACCTTTCACTAATTGTTATATCTGCCTCGCGGCAAAGAGAGCCATACCGGCTACTACTGTCATTGATACTCTGTCTTGTACTACGAACCGCTTAGCTTGTGCCGCACGAGCTAAAATGATGTCCGGCGTAACCTCAGGTGCAGCCAGCGCGTGATTTAACATTATCATGTAATTGCCGTCCCATGGCGCGCGCTTGATTTTCGCTTGATACTCCAGCAACGCACGGTCACGGTCGTCCAAGTCGTGGTAGAATGCCACGTCCTTCAGCATGGCCAGCACGTCCTTTACTTTCTCCTCGTGGATTGTGCCACACTCCATGGCCCTACACATAAATCCGGGATTGCAGTATAACCAGTGGTCGTAACCGTCCTCGCCAGCTTCCATGAAGTAGTCATAGACTGCCACGCGACCGAAGTCACGCACCGCGTCCATGTTCAGCTTCAGGATTGCACGCCTGATTGTCACTGATGTCTTGCTCGTCTTTGCCATCCTTGTCATCCTCCTAGTGTCGGCCTCGAAAGGTCAGTAGTGACAGTGACTAATTCACTATCGATAATCTACAGGTTATAGGTTATTACGCCAGCTGTCAAGAGAAAGTTTCAACTATTTTGAAGAAAGTTTCAACCAAGTTGCTAACTGGCTGGAATAGTGGTATGTTAGAGTGGTAAAGAAAATAGCAGAAGACGGTAAAAGATAGGAGAAAAGTACCCATGGGAAAGTACAGCAAACAAGTTTGGGCACAGGCAAGATCGCTCTATGTGGCAGGACGAAAGTCCTCGTGGATAGCAAAGTCACTTGGGATCAATCCATCCACATTGTACAATAGAGCCTCTAAGGAGCACTGGATGGCCTGCAAGGTCGACAGCGCGGAGGCTAAACCGTTGCTGTTTGTGCCAACACCTGAAAGTGTCCTAAATAGTGGACAGTTGGATATTCCAGACAGTGGTGAAGAACTCTTACCTGAGACCCTAGAGTTAACGCCAGAAGTGCTTCAGGATGCCGATAGCAGGCAAATAGCTCGAGAAACCAACCAGCTGATCATCAACGACCATAAGTTGCGGCAGAAGACGATGTGGAACCTCTTGGAGCGTGCTAAAGCTGATCCAGAGCTAGGCTGTGGCAAGGCTGGAATAGCTCGAGCGTTGGCAGATCTGACGGCAGTTCATGAAAGATTGCTGAAGATGGACAGGACCATTGCAGGATTGGACAAGGACAGTCAGGCGCAGGTAGTTCAAGCCGTGATCATTGTCCCCGACAAGTCAACAGTTGAAGAGTGGATGAAGATCAATGTCAAGAAGTAGGGCTAAGTTGTTGCTATGTAAGTAATGCTTGCAACATGCTAGCAACATGCTAGCAACATGCTAGCGTTATGCTTGCAACATGCTAGCACCGTGCAAGCACTTTGCACACAAATGCTAACTCAGAGTAGAGAAGAGTAGAGAAGAGTAGAGAAGAGTAGAGAAGAGTAGAGGAGAGTATATACCATGACTGATCGCGCAAAAAGCAGGAGCTTTGCCAGCGCAGTGTACGAGCCTGAGGCTATGGACCTGCTACTGGACTTTGGTGTCGATGTTGATCTGCCAGTGCCAGCCAGCGGGAACAAGCGTCCAATAGGGGAGGTGGGGGGTCACGAGCACCATGCTTCCCTTCTTACCATGCCCCCACGCTCAATTTTACCTAGCGCTAACAGGAAAAGTTCTTATATTGTAGTAGAGGATGAGGATGGCGTTTACCATGTCATCTCTTTAGAACAACTCATAGAGGGTGATGAATAACCCTCCCAGGCTTACGAGGTTAATCGACATGGGATTTTTTAGTTCAATGGGTACCGCAGGGTCAATTGCAACAGGTGGGGCTCTCTCAGCGCTTCCTACGGCTCCTGGCAAATTAAATAATATGCCTCAGTTGGGGCGCAAGATGATGAGGCAGCAGCCCCAGTATAATAATTTGAGGCCTTTACCGGGCCAGCAGGGTCAGAGCGCTAAGCCTAGGGGTGGTTCTCCGTTTGTGAGTCAAGCTATTGCTAATGCGCAATCTACTACCCCGTTTCTACCGACCCCTCTACCGACCCCTTTAATGAGTCACGATCTCCCTGGTGCTGGGTCTATCCCTATGGTTGCCCAGATTGGGCAATTAGCTAGTCCTGCGACTGACAGCAGTATAGGCGGTTGGGCTGAGAAGGCGCTTGGTGGCGGCAGTCGTCATATTAGTTCAGTTCCTGAGTATACTGAACGTGGTGACCCCGGCATGTTGTCTGGTGTAATGCAGGCTGAGTCTAGGTTACTTAGTGGCATGCGCAGTTCTATTAGATATTAATAGTACCTGGAGGTACGATGAAATTAACCAGTAGTAACATAGCGTGGAAGCCTCAAGAGGGCCCTCAGGAGAGTTTTGTTAGTTGTCCATTGGCGGAGGTTTTGTATGGTGGTGCGGCTGGTGGCGGTAAGACTGACGCTCTTTTGGGTGATTTTTCTTCTGGCATAGATCGTTATGGTGCTGCCTGGCAGGGTATAATTTTCCGTAGAACTTTTCCACAGCTTCAGGAGATTGAGCAGCGCTCCATACAGATTTGGGGGCCTATATATGGGATTAAGGCTTACAATAAAGCTAATCACCAGTGGAATTTCCCATCTGGGGCCGTGTTAAAATTAAGATTTTTAGAGCGGGACATGGATGTAGAGAACTATCAGGGTCACCAGTACAGTTGGATTGGCTGGGATGAGTTAACCCAGTGGCCAAACGACTACTGTTACACCTATATGTTCTCTCGGCTTAGGTCTGCGGCTGGTGCTCCGTGTTATGTTCGTGCCACAACTAACCCTGGCGGCGTTGGTCATGCCTGGGTAAAGGGTAGATTTATAGATCCTACTACTCCGATGACTCCAATTAAGGACAGTGTTACTGGAGAGTTGCGTGTATTCATACCTGCGAAACTATCTGACAACAAGATTTTAGTAAGTGCTGACCCTGGTTACGAGTTAAGGCTCGACATGATTTCAGATCCTGTTACTAGGCGTGCGTTGAAAGATGGAGACTGGAATATATTTGCTGGTCAGGCGTTTAGTGAGTTTGATCCTTCTGTGCATATCATACCTAACCACGAGCTGCCTCAGGGCGTTCCTGTATGGAAGGCGTGTGACTGGGGTTTTGTTAAGCCCTACTGTGTTTTATGGGCATATTCTAATTATGATGGTGATATTATAATTTGGAATGAGCTTTATGGCATGAAGGACAAGCCAAATGAGGGGTCAGAGGAACCCGCAACGGTTGTAAGGGATAGGATAGAATCCATTGAGGCTACGAATAACATTTGGTGTGACATATCCTACTTAGATGGTCAGTGTTGGGCTAAGCTTGACGATCAGCCCTCTGTTTATGACAGGCTTGGTGGTGCGTCAATGAATTGGCAGGCCTGGCCAAAGGGTCCTGGCTCTAGAGTTAATCAGAAACAGATCGTTCATGATTGGTTAAAAGTAGTTAATGGAAGTTCGCGCTTGAAGATTATGGAAAGATGTCATAACTTAATAAGGACTTTGCCTGCGATACCTTTATCTCGATCTAATCCTGAGGATATAGATACGGACTCAGAGGACCACGCATATGATGCGATGAGAGGGTTGTTGGCCAAAAAGGTCTACTCTAAAGAAGAGAGAATGAGACACGCACAAATGCGCCGTGCTAATCGGATACACCGTAAAAAGCACACGACAAAGTTCGGAGGGTTTTAGATGATAGAACAAGGAATACAGAAAACACGCGTTGCTAATTATTTAGTTCAGCAGTATGAGGATTTGAAGTCTCAGAGGGCTGAAAAGGAAGATGTTTGGTTAGATTGCATCTATGCCTACATGTCTCACCATACCGATGACTGGGTTGCTAAAGCTCAATCAGAGGGCCGATCCCACAGATACATGGGCCTAACATTCGATGCCGTGGAGACATTGCACAGTCAACTGTCCGCAATGATCTTCCCCGGTGACGAGTGGCTATCGGTTCAGCCTGGCAGGGTTGGCATGGACATGATGGACGATGATACCGCGGCAGATATAGAACTGTTTTTGAAGTGGCAGCACCGTCAGATGGGGTTTACCCCTGAGTACAAGAGGCTAATTAAGCAGTTAGTTATAACAGGTAACTGTCCGTGGTCTATGCATTGGCGTGTTGATCATGCCGTGGACTACCCTAAATATTTGAATGATGTTAAGGCCTGGATGGATGATCAGAAATTAGTCTTTCAGGAATATAAAAAGGCAACGCAAGAATACGAACAGGTGGCTGCACAAGCTAAGCAATTAGGGGCACCACAACCTGCACCTCCTCAGGTCGAGATGCCTGGGCGGCCGCCTGTCTCTATAGATAAAGTTTTCGCTGGGCCGGAGTTTATGGTGGGGGATATATTTGACTATGTTCAAGACCCGCACGCTTCAGACCCTGGATCAGCGCTAAGAGCCCAAAGAATTTGGCGCTCTAAGGCCCACCTTAAAAAGCTAAACAGGCCGGATGAGACTGGATATAAGATCTACGATAACCTCGATGTCATACATGACGGGCAAAGGCGTGGAGCTAAAGGGTCTGACAACAAGGAAGAGGCAAGGGCTTCGGCGTTTGGCCTTCAGCTGCCGGACAAGTCTCAGGTAGAGCTGCTTGAGTTCTGGGGGACATTTGAGATCCCTGGCGGGGCCATGGGTGGGGACACCCATGAAGAGAATAAGATATACGAAAACTATGTAGCTGTAGTGGCAAATAGAAAACATTTAATTAGGTTTGAACCTAGTCACCTCTGGAGCGGGGATTTACCTCGCCAACTGTCAACACTAATAGAAGTACCTGGGCAGATTTATGGAACTGGGCTTATAGAGCCCGCTCTAGGGGTACAGGACCTGGCGAATGTGCGAGCTAACCAAATGGTTGACGCTGTTGCATTTGCAATCAATCCTGAGATGAAGGCCGTTGATGATGGCGTTATTGATCCAAACGAAGAGTCTGGGCCTGGCGTTGTTCACTTGGTTGGTAATTTGAATAACCTCCAGCCGGTACAAAAAGATCTAGGAGGCCTACAGCTGGCATTCTCTGACATTGGTCAAATCAAGGCAGAGTTCCAGCAGATCACTAGGGCCTCGTCTTCGTTTTCTAATCAACACTATTCAAGGTCAGCAACTGAGGTCTCTCAGTCCGCTGGCGTTACAGGGTCAAACCTGAACGAGATAGCTATGCATATTGAGGAAACCTCACTGAGGAAGGTAATCGAATTACAGCTTCAATTTTCACAGCAATACATGAGCGATTCAGAAATAGTTAAAGTTACTCAGGGCGGTACAATCAACTGGAAGAAAATAAATCCAGAGGATGTTAGAAGAAAATGGGATTTAGTAATCTCAGGCTCAAAGCA